ATTGGTCAAATTTGCCACGCCTATGATGATGAAGGTAACTGCACCGATCTATCTCCAAAGTGGTCTGTTGACATTCTTTGGTACACCGAACCCGTTGCTGACTTTGCTCCCTACGAGGTGTGGCCTGGCCCTTGCGGTGTTCACACATTTGCTGGATGCGAGTGGGAGTATCTGAAAGGGTATTGTGAGAAGTTCCCAGATTCACCCTTTTGCGTGATTCCAGATGGCGAAGGTTAAGCAATCAACCTCATCGTTCAAGGCCAAGCCTAAAAAGAACAACAAAGGGGTACATTCCAAGAACAACAAACCAGCCAAAAAATACAGAGGACAAGGAAGATGACACGAATGAACGACACAACAGCAGATACAATGGCCATCACAAGCCTTGTCTCAGCAGCAGCACACACCGCATCGCAATGGCAACCAATCGTCAGTTTCATCGCTGGAGTTGTGGCTATCTTGTCAGGCGTTCTGGCTATCATATACTACATTCGGAAGATGAAATGAAGTTCGGGTTCAAGCATTATTTCAAAGCCACCCCACAGCGCATCCGTATCATCGGAGATTCATTGGCAGCAGCATCGTTGTTCGTTGCCAGTTTGAATTTGGACAACCCAAAGTTGATGATGATTATCGGCTTGGCTGGTGGGCTTGGTAAGTTCCTGACCAATTTCTTTTCGGACGAAAATTCCAAAAATCAATAAACGCTATTTGTAGATGATGGAAGGCCATTTTCAAAGAGTCAGTTTTGTGGAATCTGCTCTCCCGAAATTCAAGGAGAACAAGAGCAAAGGGTTCATCACCTTTGGGGAAAATAACAAGTACCCATTTGAGTTGATAGACCTTTTCAACAAATCCCCAAAACACTCTGCAATCGTGACCCAAAAGGCAGCGTATCTGTCAGGGGACAAAACCGAAATCATCGGAGCAAGTACCGAGGACATCGCAAGAGCGCAAGACTATCTCAACTCAATAAACGCTTACGAGGACTTTGAATCTCTCAAGACCAAGATTGCTCAAGATTGCGAGTTGTTCAACGGCTTCGCTTTGGAGATCATCTGGAACAAGGCCAAGACCTCAATCGCTGAGATTTACCATCTGCCTTTCCAGAATGTTCGCAAAGGGTTGGAGATGGATTTCGTCTATTCCGACAACTGGGATAGCAGTCGACCTGAGTTGACCTACTACCCAAAGTGGAATCCAACGACAAGAGAGAACAAGCAACTCTACTATTTCAAGTTTTACCGAGCCGGTCAAGAGATGTATCCCTTGCCTGATTACATCGGTGCTTTGAAGTACATTGAGATTGACACCGAGATTGCCAACTTCCATTTGAACTCAATCAAATCTGGTTTCTCGGCTCAGACCTTGATACAATTATTCAAGGGCATCCCAACTCCAGAGGAAGCTCGTAAGACCGCCAAGCGATTCAAAGACAACTTCCAAGGCACGGACAACGCTGGGTCTGTAATAATCCAATACAACGAACCCAATGAGAATCCATCGGTCATCAACAACCTTGCACCGAGTGACTTTGATAAGTTGTTTGTTGAACTGAACCGCCAAGTACAAGAGGAGATTTTTGTCGGCCACAAGGTAACCTCTCCGATGTTGTTCGGAGTAAAGACCGAAGGTCAATTGGGTGGTCGCAATGAATTGGTTGAGGCTTATGAGACCTTTCAAAGTTCATATGTAGAGCCTCGTCAAAAGCAACTTGATTCTTGCCTTTCGCATATCTTCAAATACATCGCACCCGTCAAACTGGAGACAAAGAACAACCCTCCGATTGGCTTGGACTATGTTTATCTGTTTGAGAAGGGCATCATCTCTAAGGAAGAAGCCCGTCAGGAATTAGGAATGTCTGTTGACCCTTTGCAGTTCTCCTCTCAAAACCCATTCGGTTGGGATGACGAGCGTGACATCAAGGTATTTGAGATGTTCGGCTCTGACCAGTACGAGGCAGTTCCTATGAACTTTGCCAACGCTCTGGAGTTGATGATTCTGCAACTGATTCGTTCCAATCCCGGAATGGTGTTGCAAGATTTGGTCTCTCAAATAAAGGCCGACCCAGCGACTATCGCAGAGGCGGTGACATCTCTACAAGGCCAAGGCTATTTGAATCCAACAGAGGGTGGCTATGAGATCAATTCAGAGGGGGCAAACGAACTTGAGCGCAACAACATCTCTGAGGCATTGGAGATTCGCTATGAATACACCAAAGCACCGGGCGTGAGTGGGTCAGAAGTAATTGATACGACCCGTGATTTTTGCAGACGGATGATTGGTTTCAACCGATACTATACCCGTGCAGAGATTACACAGATGAGCGCACTTTTGGGGTATGATGTTTGGAAGCGTAGAGGTGGATGGATGACCGTGAAGGATTCATCTCCTGCCGTTCACCTTCCCTATTGCCGTCACATTTGGGCATCCAGATTAGTAAGAAGAAAATGAGCAACTTTGTCTATTTCATATCCACCTCGTATCTCAAGGAAAACACACCCTTGAACGAGAATCTTGATGATAAAATTTTGAAGGCATCCATCAAGGAGGCTCAAGAGATTTATGTTCGTGACATCGTTGGCTCTGGCATATATGATGAGTTGCAGACCCAAGCCTACGGAGGTACTCTGACGGCTGACAACACCACGCTTCTGGACTCATATGTTGCACCTTGTTTGAAGTATTACACCTTGGTGGAGTCAATGCTTCCCTTGACCTTCAAGTTTATGAACAAGAGCGTTGCTTCTCGATCATCTGAGAACGCCACTCCAGCCACTCCCTCTGACCTGACTCACATCGAACAGAGATACCGTGACAAGGCTGAATACTACGGAGAGCGTTTGCGTGATTACCTTCGCACCTATCCGAACAAATATCCCCTTTATCTCAACCCCGGTTCTGACTTTGACACCATCCGTCCCAAGTCAACTGCTTTCTTTGGCGGTATGTACTTGCCCGGTGACGATGACTGCTACTTCAACTATGACTTCCAACAAGAATAAATGGCGATTGAAAAACGAAATCAAACTGAAAGCCTATGACCTTAAACCAGATAATCGCCAAGATAAAAACAGCAGCCGAGAGTCACAAGATGGTCGGCAAGTTCGCCGTAGGTGCTGAGTTTGACTTTGCCGTTGACGAGGTTAAGTATTATCCTCTGGTTTGGTTAGTGCCTAATGGCTTCCAGTTCAACCAAGAAGGTAAACTCATCTCCTATCAGTTTGCAATGATGGTGATGGATAGGCAGTTTGAGTCATCCTCAAACACCATAGAAGTCCTCTCAGACACCGCAGGGGTACTCATTGATATTGTCACCTTACTTGTTAGAAATAATCGCTTAGATGAAGAATTTCAAATTGTCGTCAATGCTACGGCTGACCCCTTCTATGACTCTAGTACTGATGTGGTCGCTGGTCATGCTATTGATTTTGTGGTGCAGACCCCATACCTCGAATCCCGTTGCGATATCCCGACTTGATACTATTCAGATTCACAACCTGAAGGTGGAAAAGCAAACAATCCACACGGAGCGAATCCGTACCGAACAAGCCTATGACACGCTCATTCTATATCTTAGTGATAGCCTTGCTGATGTTCGCACCACAGAACGCCTATTGTCAATTCACCGATTCATTGATTCGGGAGGTCAACTATCGTCTGTGGCAAGGAGCAAAAGCACGAGAGCAAGTGATACAACTCAACAAAGAATTGGCGATTGATTCGGCACTTATCCACGAGCAAGGGTTGGTGATTGAAAAACTGGACAAAGAGAACATCCAATTGAGAACCGACAACGCCATTCTCACCCAAACGACTAAACAATACAAGCGAACATCGGTAGCCTTGACGCTGCTGGTTGTGCTTATGGTACTATGATTAAAAGAGAAATTGTTCAGGACTACATTCAGCGTTTTCCTGACCTACCTAACCGCACCCTTGCCTCAATGATTTTCACCAAAGAAGAAGGATTGTTTGTTGATGTCGAAGCAGCAAGGCGAATGATTCGCTACTACAAAGGAGCAGACGGAGATGATAATCGCAAAGTATCCGAAAACCAAGGCAGAGAAATTCATATGTCAAGCGTAAAAGATGGGCTGAGGAAACTTGGTCTAATTAGCCAAGCCGAAGAAATGAACCACATCAAACTTGGTGCTGGTCGCTATCTGATTTTGTCAGACATTCACCTTCCCTTTCACGATGAGGATGCTCTTGCTCTTGCGATTGAGTACGGAATTAATCACGGTGTTGATGCTCTTATTTTGAATGGAGATATTTTGGATTGCTACGATGTAAGCCGTTTCTCAAAGGAACTCCGAAGACCCAAAATCTCTGACGAATTGGAGATGGGTAGACAGTTTCTCAAATACTGCTCTGAGACCTTCCCACGAGTCATCTACAAGATTGGCAACCACGAGGAAAGGATGAGAGCCTATGTGCTACGAAATGCCCGTGAATTAGGCGATTTGCAAGAGGTTTCTCTGGAATACCTACTCCGCTTTCCTGAATATGGAATAGAGGCTGTAAATCGTGAAATGATTAAACTCGGAGGCTTGATTGTGATGCACGGACACGAGATGGGTGAGAGCGTTTTCTCTCCAGTTAACCCGGCACGAGGATACTTCTTGAAAGCCAAAGCCTCTACATTGATAGGTCACTACCACCAAGTATCTCATCACTCAGAAAACAATCTGCACGGAGAGCAAGTTGGTGTTTGGTCTACTGGGTGTCTTTGTTCCCTTTCTCCTGACTATCGTCCTTATGCCTACACCAAATGGTCAAACGGATTTGCTTATGTCACGGTGAATGAAGATGACACCTTCCAAGTGAAAAACTTCCGTATCTTGAACGGCAAAATCTTATGAACCTAATCAAAGTGCCTTTCATATATGAACTTATCCCCGACCCAATGGACAAGTTACTCAACGATGCTCCCGACTTGGTGGAGTTCGAGCGAGATGGTTACTTGGATCTTGACTCCGTCATCGCAGCCGTTGAGTACGAAGAAATGACCGAGGTATACACAACCAATCAAGTGTTCTTGGTAAATTTGCCAATCACCGAATTTATGACCAAATGGATGCAGTAAACCCCGACCACTACAAAGGAGAGATTGAAGCCATAGACGCAATCAAAGCCTCAATGACGCAAGACCAATTCAACGGATACCTCAAAGGAAACTCCATCAAGTACCTTTGGAGATGGGAGAAAAAGGGCAAAGTGACCGACCTCCACAAGTGCAAGTGGTA